GCGGCGGCAGGGTTTCGGGGCGGCGGCGCGCATCGACTTTAATGGTGCTTTCTTTACGGCGAAGCAGCACTGCCAAGTCCGCTGGGCCGAGGGTTTTTTCAAGTTCAATTGTCATTTTTGTTCTCTTTGTAGCGATCATCAAGCTCAGGGCGGTGCTCTAAGCCAACCAAGAACATGCAGCAGCACATCGCGTGCGCCACGTGCGATAAGCCAGACTCGGGGTCGCGATCCTCGCCTCTTAGGTAGGCAAACAGGTGACGTAACGCGGCGGCGATCAGTCGGCTTTTGCTGATGCCCTTGCGCCAGTTGTGGGCGTCATACTTTTGAGCGCCAAAGGTCAGCACCTGGGCGAGCTGCTCAATGGCGTGGCCGTCCAATAGATCCATGCGGGGTTTTTGGGCATCGAATTTCACCCCGCGCTCTCAGGTTTGGTTTTCAAAAATAGGGTTCACCCCGTCTCCTTTCGGTAGTACGGCGTTTCAAAGCCGTCTGCTTTCAGGACGAGTCCAGGGGCCCAGGAGATAGGACGACTCATGATTTCGAGCACCTCTTCTAAGGAGCCGAATTTTTCGGGGGCCTCGATGACGATTTCATCGTGCACGGTAATCAGCAATCGATAGCTGGCTTCATCTAACGCAAGCATCGCTTCTGCTAAACAATCACGCGCAATAGCTTGGACAATGTTTTCTACTAATTTTCCGCCGTAGGTGTCCAATACTTCCCAAGAGCGAGTTTTTTGATTCACGCCGTGATAAGTTTTTTTCCCGATCTGGGATGTTTTCGGATCTACTTCTGCACTGGGATTGCGATAGGCAAGTCTGCGCTGGCTTGGTAGAGTGATGAATAAAAAATCGTCTTCGTAAGAAAATTCAATTTTCAAACGTTTTTTTGCTGTCTTATCACCGACTTTTAGATATTCCTTATCTTTACGATTGGTTGCGTAAGCAAAGGCCCTCTCTGCTGCGTACCAAAGATTTACGATTTCAGAATTAGCATCTCGCCAATTCGTCTTAATTTCCTCAAGTTCCGATTCCTTAAGCCCCATCTTTAAGGCCCCCATTACCTTTAGGGCCCCTCCGCCGCCTCCATAACCAAGGGCGAGTTCGGCGATTTTTCCTTTTTGTCGATAGGGCGATTTTTTACCTACCGAACCCTCTTGCAAATTAAACATTCGTTCTGCAGATCTTTCGTAGATTTTTCCGTCGCCAGCGAACACATCTAAACGCCAGCGACAGTCAGCTAACCAAGCAATAACCCGCGCTTCGATGGAAGAAAAATCAGCGATGATGAATCGGTGCCCTGGGGGCGCTACAAAAGCCGTCCGAACTAATTGGCTAAGTACATCAGGAACCGACGGATATAAAAGTTCGACAGCCTCAAAATCTTTGCGTCGGATCAGCTCCCGCGCATTATCTAGGTCGGGAAGCGAATTGCTACGCAGATTTTGTACCTGTACCAACCGGCCTGCCCATCGACCTGTGCGCGAAGCACCTCCAAATTGCAACAATCCTCGAACCCGTCCGTCTGGGCAGACGGCCTCTCGAATGGCTTTAAATTTAGCAACCGAGGTTTTGGATACTTCTCCGCGCAGAGCCAGCACTCGAAGCGCCTGAGCGTCCGTTATTTTCTCGGAAAGCTCAGCGACCGCAGCTTTGGTAAGCGTTGGAATTTCTAAATTGTATTCTTGCTCAAACCAAGTTTTGAGCTGCGCGACAGAGCTGGGGTTCTCGAGCCCAGTAATATCCATCGCTTCTTTCATCAGTTTAGTTTTGTAGATAGCGTCCGCTTCAATAGCGGCCTGCACTAAAGTCAAATCCACGGCAATACCTGTGGAGTTCATTTTTTGATCCAGCACCCATAGTTTTTGCTCTTTTTCTAAAAGTGGGTACGCGGCAATTTTTTTCGCGACTGCTCGTTCGGTCACTACATCCTGGCGTGCGTAGGCTTTAAATTTATTCCACGCATCAGGATCGTGCTGGGGTAGATTACGCGTCCGAAAACCGTTTGCCTGGGACGCTTTGCAGGGCATCGCAAATTGACGAATATAGTTTTTTCCGGCGAAAGTTTTCTGTTGAGCTTCGGGCAGATTTAGTGCTTTAGCCACTCCGTCCAAACTAGCTGGAAGGCCCAACCCAAGGGCAGCCACTGAGGTGCAGCGCCATTGGGTTGGGTCCATCACAAAAGGCGAAGTGCTATTCACTTGATTTAGCTTTCTTTGCAAAATGCGCGTTTAAGCAGGCGATTTCAAAAGGTGCGTTAAACGCGCTTTTCGTGACCTTTGGGTCAACGAGGTCTGATAAAACGCTTTCGGGAATGGCTTCTCCCTGTGCTAAATCAACAACCTCGATCGGTCCATCGTCATAGCAATAAGCGAATAGCAGAATCTCAAAATCATCCGATGCGACGTATTTCGCGACACCACATTTTGGGAGGTCAACGCTTGAGTACGTTTCCAAATCGATTCTCAGATTCATTCGTTCGCAGGTCCTAAGACACGCGAAGAACTTCTACTGCCCCATTGGTCACTGCGGTAGTAAAGCTCCCGGCACCCCACAAACGGCAGCAAGTGCCGTGAATGGTTTTCTGCATTCTCGGTGCGGGCGCCCCTGCGGGCGGGGTAAAGCGCTCAACATCACCCACTTTCATTTGACGAAGCTTTTGTGGGTAGCCTGTTTGCCTAAAATTTGTGGGCGGTTTGCGCTTGCGCGGGCGAGAGGCGACGGTCGCTTTGGCGGGTAGTACGCCAAAACTTCGCCCATCCGGGGTTACGATCCCGTACTGGCAGCCGACAGCATCAAGAAGTTTTAAAGCACGATCAATTGCATTGTTTTGGGTTGTTAACATCACTGAGTCCTTCCGTTTTTCGTCGTGTTGTTCTTAGAAATGGTCCAAGGTTTTATTCCGGTGGGGTTGGGCACAAGTCGATAGAGGTACAGACCTCGACGGATATATAGTTTCTCTACCTTGTGGGCCCCAAAGCGTGATTTGCGCAAGTGGCGCAGCTGAGCAGAAGCGCTTGTAGGTGGGGCACCCGTCAAAGCGGAAATCTCCTCGAGACTTCTCCACGAACCGTCACACATCACGTTCCAAACCCTGATGAGCTGCGCGCTTAGGCGCGACACATCACGATTGTGGACATACCCCTCACCTGCGAATCTCATGCGAGTAAAGCCTCGGTTTCGTCGTCAAAAAAATCGCTGATGGGGTCTCGCCCAGCAAAGCGTGGCCCATCTCTGGTTTTCAAAATGTTGACTAAACCAAAGCCGATACCTTGATTGCCTAGCGCCGAATAGGTGTAAACGTTAAGCGAAAGTCGCGCATAAACACCGTTATAGAGTTCATCGAGGTCGAGAATGTCTTGACGATCTGGCCCAATGATTCCCGGCCTAAATTTAGTCTTGGCATTCAGATAAAAATGATCCTTAAACTCTGGATATTTATCGGCTTTTACCGAACCATCTTTTAGGGGGTAAATCAGATTTTGCGGAACTTTATTGCCCCATTTCGGTTTTCCAACTTCCTTGGCCGCTAGGATTTTTTCTTTAATATTTTCGACCGTTTGCGTGTCGTCCTTGGGGACGAGGGCGCAAACGCTAGAAGATTCCCCCGGTACTGGTCGCAACTTTATAAAATGTAGCCGCACCTCGCCGGTAACGACCGTTAGGGGTTTAGTTTGATTTGACATACAATTTCCTTTCGTAAAAAAGTTATTCCGAAGCCAGGGTGGCGACGGAAGACAACGAAGGCACTGATTCCGTGCAGGGAATCAATGCCGGTTTGCCGGGTTTTTTGACAACAAGATCGTTGCCAAAAAGCTCGGCAAATTTTTTTCTGCCTACCAGTTTTTCAACATTGGTAAGCGCGAGAAGCTTGGTTTCTACAAATTCCGATTCGGAGTACCCTGCTTCGAGCAAACGTTTTTTAACTTCAGGTTCGTTTGCGAATGCGCGGACGGATCGCGTTTCGCCCAATTCAAAATTAGGAATTGCGGTGCCTTTCAGAGCCGCCTCTAGGGCAAACGCATAAGCATCCGCCAGCCATTTTTCAACGCGAGTTTTGTGCAGTAAGACGCTGGATAATTGCGCGAGCGTCAATTCATTCGGTTCAATTAGCGCGAATTCCTGTCTTGCCAACTCAAGCGAGTATCGAGCTCGTGCCTTACACACAAAACGCGCCTTGCACCAGGCGCAAGCTTCATCACTTGGAACCAACGGTGCTTCTGGATCGAGGGCTGCTTCTACCGCCGCCTCGATTTTTGACGTCCAGTCTTTGATAAATACATCGTCGGTTTCCCAAACGTCGAAATGCTTTAAGGCAGGCTGGATAATGTGAAACCGCACTTTTTTAATACGGTGCCCGCTTTTATGTTGGGCGATCATGCAGGCGGCATAAGTTAAGAGCTGCGGGTTTTTAAAGGCTGCCACGGGCTGTAAGCCTGTCTTAAAATCGCCGATGTCTAGCGTATCGCCCTGGACGCCAACTGCATCGGCAGTTCCAAAAACGCTGTTGTTGAGCCGAACAAACAACTCAAAGCTCTGAAAGTTTCCCCCCCTCGCATAACCCACGTACTGCTGAGCGATTTGGATCTGCTCTTCAGTGAGATCAGGATGGGGCTCAACGTCCGTTTCAGTCAGTAGTGCTGTTGCGGCAATCTCGTGCAAAAGGGTTCCGAGCTGAGCGGCGGGGCCGGGGGCGTCGGGGTGTTTGGCTTCCTCTCGAATCGAGCCAGGGCAGTTCATCCAACGGACGGCAGAACTTGGAGCAAACTTCGCGTGGCTCATATTTGATCCTTAGCGGCCGCGAACAAAGCTTGGTAATCATTCGGGCTAACCTCAGCCAATCTTTTTGCCCCAAACTGGGCAAATAGCGGCACCAAATCTAATTCGGGCTTCCGAAGCCGAATCTCCGAGAGCCGAGCCCGAATCCATTCATAGTTAAATGCGGCCGTTTCTTCTGAGGGGCTCTCGGACGGATCAGTAGCGGGTGTCGCCTCGGAGGCAGGAACGGCCTCGGGGATGGGGTCGGTGTTTCCCGGGGGAGTGGGCGAAGACTCACCTTGGCTCGCCATCTCTTTGGCCAGGGTTTCCAGCTGGCGCATGAGGGCGGCGGCCTTGTCGTCTGAGACCTGAAAAAAGGCCAGGGTGATCAGCATTTGACCCCCGTGGGCCAAGCAAAAACACTATTTTTTCCGTGTTTTTTCTCTGATTTTTGTTTTTCGTTATTCATCTTGACGCCTCGGTCTGCTACTACTTGTTATCAACTGTAAGTAGCATACTCGGGGTTTTGATACTTTGCAACTGTAGCGTTGAAACTTTTTTGCTACCAATCAAAAGTCGTACTGAACTCGGGGCGGCAGAGCGGAAAACGGCTTGCACATGCCGTTTTCACGGTTTAGCGGGCCCGTGAAGGCATGCGGATAGGGCGATTTATGGGGTTAGGAGCTCCTGAAAGCCCAGCCCGGAGGTTTTCAGGGGTTAGCGAGCCCCTGAAAGACTGGTGGTAATTCGAGTTCGCGGCCAAAAGACCGCTTGAAGTCGAGGTAAGAGGGGTGTTGGCTAGGGGGCGGAGAGTTCGCTTCGGGGGGTGGTTATCCAGTGAGCCATGATGGCGGCGGTCTCTTCCGGGCCGCAGGCAAATTTGATGGACACCCCAAGTTCTCCAAATACTTCTACTTCACTTGCAAAAACACTTTCAATTTTTGAAGAGTACAGTTTGTGGCCTTCAATCTGGGACTCATAAGTGGCAATGATCAACAATTTTTTAAAAACCCGACGCTGCATTTTTTCGATCGTAAAAAAAGATCCGAGAGCGTCTTTTAAGCGCATACCAAGAATCCGATAAGAGTAGGAAGCTCTCAGCGCTTGTATTTGAATTAAAGATTCGCCATCAAAATATGACGGTCGCATTCTGAGTGTGCCGAAGATGACCGTGGGTTGAAAATATCTAAGTGTTTTTTCTAGCCCAAAGTCGTTTTCGAGTTTCCACTGAACGACTTGTTCAAACCTTTCTCGCTTTTCGACTCTCTCCGATGGGTTTTCCTCGTTAGTGCTTTTTTGAAGAAGCGCAAACATATCTCTGGCTCCGGAGTCCAGCGGCGAAACCATAAACCCCGCGCCGATATCGGCAAAAGTGTTTAAAACAGGGGTTATTCTCGCCCCGGGACTATTTTCAGCTGAATTTTCATTGCTTTTTTGCCGACGCGCTAACTGCTCACGGCGCATGTTTTGTTCTGCTTCAAAATCAAGTTTCGTGTCTTTGGATTTAATGCCCTCAGATTTTTCCTTTTCGTTGATCTTTTTAAAGTGTGCAACCAAACCCTGCACATCGTCGGATTCAATCAGCTCTGCGAGCCACGGTTCGGGAGAGGCTTCTGAAGAAAGCCGAAGGTCGTCATACATAGCTTGGATTTGATCATCCGGAAATAGTGGCTCCAGTAATCGGGTGCCATCAGGGTGATACATAAAGCCACGGTTGGCGGGCGCTTCATCGTCCATGAACCAAAGGAATTGCTCCCACGGTTTTTGGGTCAAACCAGCGATTGCTTTGAGCTGTTGAATAGAGGGAATGATCCGAGAGCCCGCCGAAGTCCCCTCCCAGCGAGCGACCAATCCGCGTGATATGGGCCGCTTTAAGGCCTCGCTTAGACGATTGCAAAACTCCTGTTGGGTCAGTTTGAGAGATTTCCGGGTGCTTTTAATCTTTTCGGACAGGTTTTCAGGTTGGGGCATAGGAGCTTGTAACAAATTGTTGATAGGCGAACGTTACTTGTTACAAAATGTTGCGTCAAGCATTCTCCCGAAAATGTTGCTAACAACCATATGTTTAATGTAGCATTATCGGGAAATGGATACCCAGCAGCTCATCTCACAACTTGGCGGCCCGACCGTCATAGGTCGCCAGCTTCAGATCCGCCCCCAGGCGGTCAGTCATTGGGTGGTCAGGGGCCGAGTCCCGACAAACCGAATACCTACTTTGATCCGTATGGCCAAAGAGAAAGGCTTGGAGGTCGACCCGCGTTCTATTAGGGCCGATGTCGACTGGGACGCATTGCGGTAGCCATTTCCAGACTTAAAACAACACGACAACACGACGAAGAGTAAACCGAGGCCGGCGGATCTGGCTGACTTTTCGTTTGGGGAGAGGCCCGTGAGCCTTCAACGTGTTGAATATTGGGACGACCTTATTACGGACGCCCAGCAAATATCGTCCGATGCTGAAGTTATTTCCGCATTGATTCTGGCGGATTCTTATAACGGTTTGCGCAAAGCACTCCTTGATATCAGCGAGGCGGTGAAGCACTCTTCAAAAACGCAAACCGAACTCATTGAACGCTTGAACGCCTTGTCTGACGCCCTCAGAAATGGGGGGCAAGCATGAGCATCAAACCATTTTGTTTGGCGTTAAAGCTGGAAAACATCCCGCGCGATTTGCAGAACACGCCGCGCTGGGTGCTGTGGCGCCTTGAACCGCGTACGAAAAAAGACGGAAGTGTGAAATGGGACAAGGTTCCCTACTCACTAAACGGCTTTCGTGCATCGACTACAAACCAAAGCCACTGGAGCAGTTTCGAGCAAGTCAAAACAGCTTTTTTGCTTGACGACTACGATGGAATCGGAATCGTTATCAACGGTAAAGATTTTCAGGGCATCGATCTTGATGACTGCCGAAATCCAGAAACCGGAGAGCTCAATGAATTTGCAAAAAACATCATGTCAAAAATTCCGGGCTATACGGAAGTGTCGCCCAGTGGGACGGGAATCAAAATCCTTGCCCGGACTAATTTAGATCGTTCTAGGGCGAAAGCGCACATTGAGGTTTACAAAGAAAATCGTTTTTTTACGATAACGGGCCACGTTATAAATGGTCACAGCTATCTAAACGACGAAGCAGAGGACATCACTTGGTTGATTGAAAGCGAGTTCGGCGAGCCAATTTCGGAACCGGAAAACACAGATGACATCGGCGCTCTAGCACTTACAAATTTACGCGTGCCGCTTGATGGTTGGGGCGTCGACCGAGTTCGTGACGAGGTATTGGGCCACCTAAGCCCAGATCTCCCTTACGCGGAGTGGCTATCGGTCGGAATGGCTTTGCATCATCAGGGCGGCGGAGATCCAGAGTGGCTCGACCTTTGGGACAGCTGGTCAGCTGATGGCGCTACCTACGTAGAAGGAGAGTGCGCTCGAAAGTGGACCTCTTTTAGCCAAATACGCATCTCAGGAACCGGCCCCGTTACCTTAAGACATCTACTCAGACAGACACAGAGCCAGAGGGCAGCCAGCGTTATCGACGACGTCGAATCTCTCGTATCTGACATTCAGTCGGTTAGTGATGTCCGGGAACTTGAAACCAACATCGCAAAAAAAGTCTCGTCGAACAATGAAATTTCCGGAACGGACCGAGAACGAATCGCGGTAGAAATCCGAAAAAAAGCCAATGAGCTCGGGTTGAGTTTGCCGATCGGAACGATCCGGAACTGGCTAAAACCAAAACTTTCAAGAAACTTTCCCCATTTAAGTCCAGACGGGATTCCGTTGGGCACGATTGAAAATACAAAAGTGCTGCTCGCAAACATGCAGACCACGGTTCGGTACAACGTGATTTCAAAGCAGCTGGAAATTTTGATCCCGGGGCAGGGTTACACCAGGGATAACCAAGCCAATGCGACAATTGCCCGCATATTGTCTGAAGCAAGTCGTGTAGGCATGAACACCAAATACACGATTCAATATCTCTGGGAAATTGCTGACAACAACGCATTTAATCCCGCAAAAACCTGGATTGAATCTAAGCCGTGGGACGGGGTATCAAGGATCGACGCTTTCTTGGCGACGATTGAATCTTCAGATCCCCCAGCCTACAAAAAACTGGTGCTCGAAAAATGGATGGTTCAAGCTGTTGCGGCTGCCGTATCGCCAAACGGAATTGCCGCGCAAGGCATGCTGGTTTTTCAAGGGCCGCAAGGTATCGGAAAAACGAGATGGCTTTTGTCACTTGCGCCACCCTTAGAAGAAATTATTCACACTGGGTTCGTAATTGACACCAAGTCCAAAGACTCAATGCTTTTGGGCAACTCGCACTGGCTTGTTGAGTTCGGGGAGCTAAATTCTAGTCTGGCACGCTCCGATCATGCGTCATTAAAAGCTTATCTCACGCAACCTTACGACAAAATTAGGCGCCCCTACGCGCTGACAGAGTCGATTTATCCTCGACGGATGTCACCCTACGCATCGATTAACGATAACGAATTTTTAATCGATTCAACCGGAAACCGGCGTTTTTGGACTATCGCAATAAAGCGTCTGAACTTAGAGCACGGTATTGATATGCAACAGGTCTGGGCGGAGTTTTATGTGCGTTACCAACAAGGGGAGACGTACTACCTGAGTCGCGAGGACATGCTGATCATCGAGTCTCAAAACTCAAAGTTCAGGGTGAGTGACCCCATCGAGGAGCGAATTGTTGGGGCTTACGACTGGAACGCCGCGAATATCCAGTGGGGAGAAGCCTCGGCGACGGATGTCCTGATTCGGCTGGGTATTTCCAACCCAACAAAAAGCCAGGCTATGGCGGCCTCCACCGTGATTCGGAAACTAAACGGAGATCAGTCCCGAAGGAGTAACGGCCGAAGGCTTCTACGCATTCCAAAGCAAAACGCGGAAGCGGTTTCAGTGACACCCGATACCAAAGCTGACCCTGAAGGTGACACCGTCAGCGGCACTGTAAAAAACGAGATTCAAAAATGAAACAGGTTTTTCAGTGCCTCTCAAGTGACACGATCAAAAAAGTGGCACTGCCCGGAAAGTCAATGCCAGAGCGGCTTTCGAGCACCAGTGTCACTAAAGACACCTTTTTTAAAAAAATATTAGGAATAAGTGGGGTGGTATGGGTAGATATACCCCCCTTACCCCTAGAGAGTTTAGGAAGGGTGTCTGGGTGACACGATGACACTAGCGTCCCTTCCGGAAAAAACGCTCGAGCGATATCTCGTGCGGCGGGTGCGCGCACTGGGAGGGCAGTGCTTCAAGTTTTTATCACCGGGACGGGCCGGTATGCCGGATCGAATGATTGTGCTGCCGGGCAATCGAATCAGCTTTTTAGAAATTAAAGCGCCGGGCAAAAAACCACGTCCGCTGCAGCTACATGTGTTGGCTCTTTTAACCCGACTGGGCTGCAAAGCTGGTTGGGCTGACTCCAAAGGGGGAATTGATGCGTTTCTTACCTAGAACCTATCAGCGCGAAGCCATGAATCGGATCGAAAAGTACGAGTACCAATTGATCGCCCTTCGCATGGGCGCTGGCAAAACAGTAATCACGTTAAGCGTTTTGCGAGATAGCCTGCGCTTAAAGAAAAGCATCAACAAAGTGTTGATCGTGGCCCCCAAGCGGGTGGCCGAACTGGTATGGCACACCGAAGCCCAAAAATGGGATCACACCGCCGACTTAAAAATCACCCGAGTTTTAGGCTCCGAAAAGGACCGTCTTGCCGCCTTGCTAAACCCGGCAGAGATTTACGTCATAAACCGGGAGAACTTTTCCTGGCTTGTAGACAAAGAGCTCGAACAAAAGGGTTTTTGGTCTTTCGACTGCGTGGTCGTAGACGAAAACTGGGGTTTTAAAAACCATAAAAGCAAAAACTGGTTGCATCTCAAGAAGATTCGTCAGGACATTCGCAGGCTTTATCTGCTTACCGGTACCCCAGCCCCTAATTCTTTGCTCGAGCTCTGGCCTCAAATCAGCATCATGGATTTCGGAAAACGGCTAGGCCCGCGTTTTGGGCAGTTTCGGGACAAGTGGTTTACGCCGGATAAGCGAAGCGGGCACATCGTCTATACCTGGAAACCGAAGCTTGAGACGCCGAAGTGGGTTTACGAGCAGGTTCAAGACGTGATGTTTTCGGTTGATCACGATTTAGATTTGCCGGATCGCCTGGATAACGTGGTTTATGTGGATATTGACCGCAAGCGCTATGACCAGATGGCCGAGGACATGGTGAGCGGGGAGCTAAATGCTGCCTCTGCAGGGATTCTGGCAGGCAAGCTCGCCCAGATATCTAACGGCGCGTGTTACGACGATGACAAACGAGTACACGTTATTCACGATAAAAAGCTCGAGGCTTTGGCTGAAACCGTGGAGCAGGGCGAGCCCGTGCTTTGCTTCACAACCTTTAGACACGATCAGACCCGGATTCTTGAACGCTTTCCCGAGGCCTGTGTTTTTGATGGGGAAGAGAGTTTGGGTCGCTGGAAAAGGGGCGAGGTCGCTTTGCTTTTAATGCACCCGGCTTCTGGTGGCCATGGGGTGGACGGGTTGCAATTGGGCGGACGCGTTGCAGTTTGGTTCGGGTTGCCCTTTAGCTTGGATTTATATGAGCAAGCCAACGCTCGGCTACACCGCCCCGGCCAGACCAAAGGTGTGGTGATTCATCACTTGGTTGGGATTGGGACGATCGACGAGCGAATTATCGAAGCCCTCCAAAACAAAAGCGACATGCAACAAGCGTTGCTTGAGGCCGTTGAAATCTATCGTTCTGCAAAGGTATCGGCATGACTCAACAAAATGTTTCAAATCTGAACGAACCGCTATTTGAAAGCGCTGCTGCGGCAGCGGCCTTTGCTCTAAATTTTTCAGGGGAGAACTATCAGTTAGCTGCCATAAACCGAATGGCGCAACCTTCTGTTTCGTCGGGAAAAGGCCTGTCGGGATTAGATGGGGCCGCCCAGGCCGGAATGATCCGCGCTGAGTTGGAGGCGGTGGGGCTACTCGGGGAGTCAATCATCATTGCGGATATCGCTCCTAAAACAAAGCCCTGCTTTTGTAAGGCCGCGTGTTGTTCTGGTGAGGTCTTAAACCCCGAGTGGGCTGCGGCAATCGGAGTGCTTTCCAATATCGCAAAAGAGTTAAAAATCTGTCCCGCGTACATGAACGTACGTCACAATCTATTAAGACGCTTTTTTGGCGTCGCACTTGAAATTACCGAAATTGCTCGAATGTGTGGGGTGAGTCGCGAGACCGTCAGCATTCACAACTCAAAACTGGTATCGGCTTTTAAATTACTGAAAAAGAAAGCCTGGGCTGACTTTGATCATCGACTGTTGCAAGCAGGCATGATTGAAAAGTAAAAATGCTTGACACTCCGACATATAGTGTGGAGAATTCACGTCAATTCAATAAACCCCCGCAATCCCTCTAAGCCCAACGTTTAAATCGCGTTGGGCTTTTTGTTTTCCTGTTGTCTCCTCTCTCTCACCTCCTGAGAGCTTGCCCGCCTTTCGCTGCGGGCTTTTTTATTCCATATCCGAGCGCATGCCCAGCCGAGCTAAGACGATCTGCCGCCACCCTGGTTGCGGAAAACTCATTGACACCCCCGGCTACTGCGATCGGCACCAAGTCGCTTTCGAGCAACGCAAGGCAGCCTTTGATAAACAGCGCGGCTCGGCTCATGAGCGTGGTTACACCTCGCGGTGGCATAAGGCCAGGCGAT